TTCGGGTCAACCTCCTGTAATGTATTGGCATAGTAAAGTTTTACCATAGAATTATGTTTTCGTCAATGGAATCTGTCGGGCTGATTTTGCCCCAGAAAAAAAGGAGGGCCAGGACTTATCAAAAAGTCCTGGCAAGTATGAAAAAGAAAATATGATCTATACGATTAAAAAGGTTATCGCCTTTGTTTGATTATTAATATACCTGGAATCTGTGATGAAATTGTGAGGGAGATTTGATGGGTTTGTGAAAATTTCTGTGAGTAGAAGTCAAATTTTAGCACCCACATTATATATTATGCATTCAGAATTTCACCCACATTTTGCCCATACGGAATTACTTATGTGAACAGGACGTGGGCAGGGTCTGCGTGTTGACTTTGCGGATAAAAAATGAGCACCCTGTATTTTGTACAGAATGCCCAATTTCATTGCTACATAGCAATTATAGTTTATTCAATTATTAGAACTTACCAGCCTTAGCAGCTTCCTCTACGGAAACTGTAAGCCTTTATTTTACAGCATTATTATAGCTTTTGTTAGTTACTCATATGTTACATATCTCTTCGTATGTTACCTCACTCTGTTTTCGCTATATTAAAATAAGAAGAAAAGCCCTTGCTTTTCTGCGGGCAGCTGCAGGAAAGCAAGGGCTTTTCTCATATCTAAGGGATATATTTAATGTACCAGATTCTTTCTCATCTGTCGAGTTTTATCGTGCGAGATAATGCGACAGATTTCGACATCACAGGTTCTTCACCAGGACTGTGAATCCTGCTGCCTTCAGCTTCTTCACCACTTTGTTGGCAGCCTTCTTTGTTCTGTAGGTGCCAACCTGGACACGGTATGGGACAGAACCGGATACTTTGCGGATACTTGCTGAAAATCCTTTTTTCTTAAGCATTTTCACCATTACATCTGCATTTTCTTTTGTTCCGTAGGCTCCAGCCTGGATGTAATACTTGACGCTACTTTTCTTCTGCAAAAGATTTTTAATCTGATTTTGTGTCTTTTCTCCGGCAAGGGCATCCTCAGTCAGGCCGTTATCCTTCTGGAATGCCTTAACTGCTTTTTCGGTAGCGTTACCGAAGATTCCATCTGCACCTGCTGCTCCGCAGTTATATCCCAGTTTTATAAGATTCTGCTGAAGCTGTTTAACTTCGTCTCCAGAATCTCCCTTTCGAAGATAATTTCGTTTTTCTGGTATACCCATATAATATGCGGTCTTTTCTACAAAAGATGTCCACAGTCCTTCATCCAGGATCCTGCGCGGGCAATGTTTACGTGATGCATCATAGTGACGTTTCAACCGATCCGTTCCCCAACCATACTGTTTCAGCAGAAAAGCAGCCAGTTGTTCTGCCTTGTCTACAGCCACGTAATAATCCGTCTCCGGATTTACACAGATTTCAATATTGATGCTGTTTCGATTTGTGATTCCATACTTGCCTTTTCCATCTCCTACCGCCCAGGCTCCGTCTGAATGCTCCAGGGTCTGGTAAATACTTTTAGAATCCACATAGTAATGCACAGTGGCATCCAGGTTTCCATTACTCATGGCTCTTGCGTGAGCGTTTGCATCCGCATCTTTTCCCCAGTTATCTGTCTCATGGATTACCACGTAAGCCGGTTTGTTCTGACCTACATAGCATTTCTTTTTGGTGATCATTTTAATAATATCCATAGTCTTCCTCCACAAAAATGAGGGCGATCACTCGCCCTCGTCAAAATCTTCTCCATCTTTATTGATTGCCTTGTCTGCCACTTCCAGTCCCTTGATTAAAATCTTCGGAACGTTCACTCCCATCTCCACCAGATTCTCACAAATAGATCTGATCTCATTTACTAACAGGGATGCCAGGACAAAGAAGCCAAGTAATGTGGTAATTCCCAAATCAACGCCAAGCGTCTTTCCAATCTCCACAAACACTGCAGATGCCCCAAAGGCTACCGCAATCATGATCCAGTAAGCCAGTTTTTTCAGGACCCCTTTCCATCCGGCTTTGGAATTTTCCTTGTGTGTCAGTCTGGCTTTCATCCAGCCTGTGATCCAGTCGGCAACATTAAATGCCAGGAACAATGCAAACAGGATCCAGTGCTCTCCAAAGATATAGCTCAATACAGCAACAGCTGCGCCAACAATGGCATTATACGTATCAATCACCTTCATAATTATGTGTTCTCCTTCTTATTATATTATTTTATGGTATAAAAATAAGACCGGTTACGGTCTCGCTCTAATCTCCATTTTATATTCCTCCATTTAGTTTTCTTTGAAATTTTGCATTTTCTCCATTTTATCCACTCTGAGATTAAGTTCTTGCATTGCTTTTACAACATACGCAATCATCTGTAAATTATTGACAGATTTATAATATGGGTGTCCGTCAAGTACTCCGCCACCATCGACAAGATTAGGATCAAGCTGTTCAAGCTCATCTGCTATAAAGCCAATCTTGTATTTCTTATGGGAATCTTTTCGCTCGAATGAACGAATTTTCATTGATTCTATTACTTTTGTGGCGTCTTCTACTTCGGTGTCTTTTATGTCACCTTTTAGTCGAATATCAGAAAGAGCTGTACTACATACCCTTCCGAGACTAAACCATTTCCACGATCCATCAAGTCTGGTTTGAATCCAAATTGATCCGGCGTACGAATCTCCGTGATAAATAAAAGCTCTGTTTCCGGCTACTTTCTCGCCGAGATATATTCCTACCGCAGTATTCGAACCAGAACCGCCCACATTATACCCAACGTAAATGTTTCCAAAATTTCCGTCAACTGCCAGTGGGATTATTCCATTGTTAGCGTTATAAAAGCTGAAGAAATTTTCATCACCTGTACCTGTTGCAGTGCCAAAGCGCCAGTCTACTGATCCTCTATTGGACTGATACTCGTAGGTTGTATTTATTATGTTATTACTCTGAATATAACCGCCAATGGACATATTGCCAGTGGTGGTTATACCTTTCCCGTTATATGCCCGAATCCAATCGGAATCAGCCATATACCAGCCACCACCATAATCCTCGCTATACCATCCTGTATTACCACGCGATCTAAACCAATTAGATGCATATATGGTATCGGTATTTATATCTGCAGTCGCAGTTATTGTTTTTCCCTGTACTTTGCCAGGAGTGGTAATATCTCCACTGTATAAACTCAGACTACCATACATCGTGATTGTTTTATCGAAAAACTCGAACCCGGCACCACTTTGTATAGATGTTCCGGTTCCCATTTTTCCAAGTTTTATGGATGTTCCGTCAAAGTATAATATTTTCTGGCTGCTATTACCATTGTAAATAGAATAGGATTCATTTGCTGTCATTGCGTTTGCCACAATATCAGATCCGGATATTTTTCCACCTTTCAGCGTAGCTCCTGTAATTGAACCGGATGCTGTAATGTCCTGCGCAAAGATTTCATCTATATCCATCCTGCCGCCGGATATAATTGTTTTTTTACCATCTTTGTTCTTAATCACAAGACTTTCGGTAATCAATTCCGTAACGCGATCAGTCAGAATAAAATTTGTACTGGATTCACCTGACTCAACAAGCCAGGTGAATTTTTCCGCGGTTTGACTGGCTGTGGTTTTTATATTGTTCACCTTTTCATCATTTGTGTCCATATAGGATTCAACTGTACTTTGGAACCGCCCGGCAGTTTGAATGTATTCAGATGTATTTGTCTTGAATTTTTTATACTCTTCCTGAGCCTTATCATAATCTGTTTTAAACTCTGAAAACTTAGAGCTTACACCGCTGGCCGTCTGCTCTACTTCTCCCAGTTTGGAATACATCGTAACGCGACCAGACTGCAGTTCTGTAATTTCGTCCTCGGATATTATAGCGGATATCTTTCCCTGCACTATGGAGAAATTTGTTTCATTTGCCTGAAACCTTTTTAGGATGGCATTCTTGGTAAATATGGATACTTCTTTTTCAAAGCGCACACTGCCTCCCTCCTTTTCTTTTTTGGAAAAATTCATAATAAAAGACACCGCTTGGGTGCCCTTTAGCATGAATTCTTCTTTTCTGCATACAAAATAGTGACTCATCAATACGACATAGTAGTGTGTTAAATACAAATGATTTTAATTCAATGATTACTAAAGGGGCATATCATTTTGATACGCTTGTATCCAGATACACTAACGCTCCTGTTGATGGAACTTACTTGCCTGGAACACTATTTGTAGATGTTTACGGAAATGTAATTCTTCAAAGATTTTATACTGCAGATGGAAAACTTCGTTTAAGGTATAAATGGACAACGGGGGAGTGGAAAAACTGGTCTTGATCGTACAATATAAAATTGTCATAAAATGATCATTTTATCCGATTCTTTTACAAGAGACCCAAACACCACTTGATTTATATGCTATGGTAATCTGTGTAGAATTGGCACAAAGTAAACAGGCGTCAGAACCTCCGCTGCTTGGTAAAAATATTCCAAAAGACCATGATGGAATTTTTTCACCTGTACTACCCACATCAATACCAGTGCTACCTATTGATATTAATTTAGCTTTATTTCCATCCGGTAATTGTGTAATGTTTTCTGTCTTTCGTGATAATGAGTCACTATTTTATATGCCGCCTTCCTTTTCGCTATAAATGTCTATCCAATCCTTAACAGACAGTGTTTTCCCAAACCACCTTTTCAGCTGGCCATTTTTTCGCCTATTTGCAAGTTGCCTTATGCCATTAATCGCATAAATGAAGCTTTCACTGTTTCATCTTTAACTGATACATATAACATTGTTGTATCTGGTTTGGCATGACCAGCATAGGCTTGTATCTCCTGCAACGGTATACCTCTGGTTCCTGCATCAGTAAGCAGTGTTCGCCGGAACTTATGCGGATGTGCATGTATTCCGGCTTCTATTCCAAGCTTGCGTAACATTGTTTGAATCGCTTCCCTTTGCAGTCGGCTATAAGGTTTCCGATCTACAACAAATAAAGCTGGATTGTCATCTGTTCGGCTTGCCAGGTATTTCTTCAAATGATATATGCACCCCTCCGTAAGATACACTTTGCGCTCTTTCTTTCCCTTCTGTCCATATATCACAATTTCACGGTTAGGAAAATCAACATCTTCGCGATTGATTGATACTACCTCTCCAATACGCCCAGCAGTACTGTAAAGTAGCTCCATGATGGCTACGTCTCGTTCTGTCTTGGCTATATCTTTAAGATGTTCCCTTTCTTCTGCGGTATATGGTTTCTTAAGCTTCTGAGGTACTTTCACCCTTCGCAGTCTCCTGGAAGGATCCCGATTGATGTAGCCTTCATCCGTAGCCCATGTGAAGAAACTGCTTATATAGTGCCTAAGAGTCTCCAAATATGACAAAGAAATCTTTCTTTGTTCCTGGTACATGGCTAGATAATATCTCAAATCGTTAGTCGTTATCTCATGGATTTTCTTATTCAGTCCTATAAACAACATTGAAATACACCGTTTGTAAGCAATCAGAGTAGATTCCGCACAATTTTCTAAGCGCTTACTGGCTATGTACATTTTCAGAATTCTTTCCCAATGCCGCTCTGATGTTACTAATTGTGTACATTCCTCTTTTACTTCCAATCCATGTAGATTAATTGCTAATACGTTTTCCAGTTTCTGTAGTTGTTCATCTGTTAAGCTGTCCTGCATAGCTGCTACTACATTTTTAATAAAATTTTCTGTCATAAAAGTATCACCTCCTTACCACAAGTATAATTGGTATCATGGTAAGGAAGCTACTTTTTCCTATAAGCCCCAGCAAACAAAATAGTGAGACAGGAAAAATGTATGTAAATTACAATGAAACAGATCTGAATGAGCTGTATAGTACTATTCAAACAATCAGTGCGTGCGTATGTCCTCCTAATACTCCTAATATACCGGAGCAATCCACTGGATTTGCGATTACCATTAAATATGATTCTAATGCACAAATGCAAATATATATAGCAATAAATAAAAAAATATATATTCGCAATAGTAATTTGGAATGGACTAAATTGTAAGATTTATCTTGCATTCACAATACAGTGAGCGAAAGCAAAATACTATTGCTCCAGAAGATTACGATACATATACAAGAGATTTTAATATTTGTGACGGAACGCAATTGGTATTGGCAAATCCAGAAATCCTTAATACACCACAAACTGAAAAATATTTTTGTGTTTTCAGTTCAATCTGCGGTCATCAAATAGGGGGTGCAATTCGCATTAGAATACATATCCCAAAAGATGTATTGTCGTCTAATTTGGGGTGAATGGTTTCCATGGAAACAAATACAATAAACCTTTTGCATCAATAAAAAGCATTCTTTCACAAACTTTAATTATAAGTATGATAACTGTCCCGATCCAAGCGCAATGCAAATGGCATAATTTGGAATTTCAATAATAGTAGAAGTTTTTGTTGTACTGTTTACTGCAATAGTAATTTCGCCCAAATGGATAATATGAGCATTTTGATGCAAAGAAATTATATCGAAAAATATTTTTCCACCAAGTTGTCCTACTATAATAATAGTGTCATAATCTTGCGTTGAAACTAAGGTTACGGTTTTCCGTTTGGAAGTAAGACCATCTTTTTAGTCTCACTATTTAATTTGTTGAGTGCCGCTAGAAGTGTCATCTGTCCGGCATCCAAAGCATATTTTTTTGATGTAATTTTATTCAGAATCGCATCTGCCAGTTTATCGTAGTCAATCAGCTGTGGTTCTCCTGCGCCAACAAGGAGCAGCTGATCTGAGGTTTCTGGGGCTGTTTTGGTTGAAAGTGCATTTATTGCTTGATCTGCCATATTAGTTTTCCCTCCATATTGTTATTTGTTTTCCGGATCTTGTGGTAAGATATTTTCCGGATTTGGTTGTAAGGTTATATGTGTCGTAGGTTGTGAATCTGCCGGCGCAGGCGCCGCCGAATTCGTAATCTTTGTTCTGAACTGTAATTTGATAGCCATATCCCAGATAGTATTCTCCTGATTCAGTCTTTCGCCTCCAGGTAAACCATTTGTCCGGATAGTTCTTTGTTACATCCTTTCCCTTTTGGTAGATTGTCGCGTACAATGTCGTGGTGTCATTTCCGTTGTCCAAGTACCGAATGTTATACAGAAGCGTTCCGTCTGTTACACCTTGAAGTTCCGAATTTGTTTCCTTCAAAGATGCCTCAAAGCCTTTTACACTTGATTCTATCTTCGTTACTTTCTGCTGAGTTGTTGCAATGGCTTCCTTAGCCTGGTCTGCGGTCTTCTGGGCGGCGGCTATATCACTACTCAGACCTTCTGCATCTGCCAGAACAATAACTGTCTGGCTGTCCAGCTCCTGTGTACTGCTGCCTGCGGCGTATAATGTAGCGCGAATTGCTTTAATGTCAGAACTTGAAGGTGTATAAACCTTCTGCAATTCATCAGCAGTCGGCTGATATTTTACGGTATAATTTATTCCATCTGTGGACTCTTCCACTTTGTACCGCCCTGTATAGCTGTGTACTGTACCATTATCCAACTCCAGCGCGGAAAAAGTCACACTTGCTGGAATCAATGTTTTTCCATCTTTTTGCTTACGGATAGCAAGAACAGACGCCCGCAGATTGTAGTTAATACCAATCTTTCCGTCTTTCGCTTTGCTGATGGAAAATCTCTTTTTGATGCGTGAGCCACCGCATATTGCAGTAAGGTAAGCACCGGATCGGGTAGTCAGTCGCAAACCTGACCGGGTAGTTAAATATCTTTCACCTGAGCCATACACTGCTTCTATATCAACATATCCATCATCCGTGGACATTGATTTTACATAATATGTTCTAAGCTTCGCATTCCAGTTACCGGAAACTCCTTCTGATACCGTCACTTCAAAAACCGCATCATATGATACATCCGTATCTCCTAAATACACCGTCATCCTTGTATAGCAATCGCTGTAATCTCCCCCGGATCCATCCGTGTTGGTATGAACCACATGGGAATCATTATCCAGGGAAGCTCCAAGAGCATCCAGAGCAGAGATACCTGATAATACCGAAAGCGCCTGCTGTGCAGTATCCGCTGCTGCAGATGCAGTACTGTTTGCAGCCGCTGCTGTCTTTTTGGCTTCTGAGGCGCTCTGATCAATAACTGTAATATTCTGATCCAGCCGGGTATACATCTGGTTCAAAGATTGTCCGGATTCATCCATCCAGATCCGGCTGCTCTTAATAGTTGAATCACTTCCATTAATTGCCGATACCACAGACGGAATATCAAGCTTTGTGCCGGCAATGGCTGCATCATCGGATACCATCTTATTTACGATCAAACCGTCAGCAATGGCTTTTTCCTTGATTCCGGTTGAATCAATAAGTACACCAGTACCAGTCTCATCAAATAAAGAAAATGTAAAATTCTTCCTGGCATCCTGACCAATCTGAATACGAACATTTCCGTTTTTGTCACTCCACTGCGCTGTGGGACCTTTGATCAGAAGTCCTCCATCTGGATCCATTATGGTGAATTTGCTTGTAAGGATTGTTCCCGCCTGTAAATCTCCCACAGAAACATATTGAATTACTGCATTTTTAATTAAAGCTTCTTCCAATACTGCATTCTGTGATGTGAGGTGAATATTCTGTAGTTCTCCGATACCTGCAGCTCCGGAAAGAAGATTCTTGATGTTTCCGTATAATACATCCAGATTTTTTACTTTTTCCTGTTCCACTTCCAGCTTTTTTATTGTTGCATATTTTAGATCAGCGTCTTCCGCTTTAATGTAGTTGGTTTCAATTTGTCCAACAGATACTTTTAACTCAGACAGATCTCCATTCAGAGCATTATATAATCCCTGAAGATTTCCCACCGCGCCACTTCCGGATACACCCTCTTCAAAATGCAAAATATCCGATACATTGATCGTTCCTGTGTACCGTCCATCATCACTGATTACAGTGTTGATAATCTCCTGTGCCGCCTGGAGCTTTTCCCTGGCTTCTTCGAAGGACGGAAGCTTATTTGCCAGTTCGCATTCATCTTTGGTGTGATCTTGCGGATACTGAGTAAGCTTAATAATCCGTTGTTTTTCCCGGATTCCTGTAGCGGCATCAATTAAAGTGATTGTATCTCCCAAGGAAAAAGAAAAATCATCGTATCCGGCTCTTTGTTTGGCCAGATCAATAATATCAGCGCTGTAAGATACTTCCGGCTTAGACAGATCCTTCAGTTTCGCTTCTGCATCTTCCTTCAATGCTGCAGCATCCGTATAGGATTCATCCTTCCAGATGTATGTCTTAACTTTTTTCGTGTACTGATAATTTTCCAGATAGTTCTTTCCATCATTTACCGATTCAACAGTAAGTCCGTCCTGTCCAATTGGAATAATTCTTGTGTAATAATCGTAGGAACTGCCTTTTCTCTGCAGTCTTTTAAGATTGAGCCCGGTAAGGAAAAAGGTTCCCTTATCCTGTCCAACCTGCTCATAAAATGATACCGTCTTTTTCTTGGTGTCATAAACAACTTCACACATAAATGCGGTGCACAACTTCTGGATTACTCCAAGCGTGTTCGTTTGCAGGATACCTGCATTTCTTTTCTTTGTCACCGTGCATTCACCCACTGTCCAGCCGGATCCAGCCAGGGCAAGCTTGGCTGCATCTGAAATTGTGGAATCTGCAATGCTGAAAGAGCTCCATGGTTTAGCTTCCAGTTCTTCCAGGTTCAGCACTGCTACAAAAGAAAGAAATCCATCTGTACTCACACCTTTTTCTTTTACTACATATTCATCATCCTGAGTCTCAATATAGAATTCCTCACAGATTTCATGATGACGGGCCATATATGTAAAAGAGAGCGTCCGGTCACCTGTAGTAACGTCGCCCTCAATCTTTAAGTCCTTGTATTTAACAATATGCCCTATGGCATTGTGGTTCGTATCGTAGATCTTAAGCATAGGGCCTCCTTCTTTTAATCTTCAGAAATCATAAAAATAAACGGTTCCAGCTCTGCGCTGGTCAGATCCAGCCCTTCAAATAATGATAATGGCACTTTTTTAGGCTCAAAATCGGTTTCCTGGATTGCCAGCTCATTAAGTTTTCTTTGATACTCCTCCATACTTTTACCTGGACGGAGACTTATGCTTATATCCTGCACAGGTCGTTTTTCTGCCTCTGCAGCTTTTTGCTCTTCCTCCCAGGCCTTCCGTTCTGCGGCTGTGTCTCTGTACTCTTCAATGATTGATTTCTTCGTTTCCTCATATGGCTGCAATGCCTGAACAATTGCTGCTTTATTTTTATTAATTGAAAAAGCAAGCTGAATTTTTCCGGAAAGAATTTTCTTCCCTGATTCTTCAAATTTCTTTTGTTCCATATTCTGGAACTGCATAATCCCATTGTATGCTAATATCATTTCCTGATTTGTCACTTTCAAAAATCCTCCTTAACACACATATTTCTTTGAAAAATTTATGTTTTTTCAACATTCCTGGTGATTTTCCGCAATTACATAAATCTTGGACGGTATTTAACCGTGATATCCATCCAGGTATTATCCAATGTGATTCTGTTCGTTCCCGGCATAAGCACCGGCAGGCTCCAGATGTCTACATCAGCGGATTTATTTACTCCTGCCTCTGTGATTTTTCCGGTTTCACCATCCAGGATAACGGTTTTATCCTTTGTTGTATTCCTGATTGTAACCGGCAGGCTCTCCCCTGTATCCGGATTACGATTAATTCCCTTAACCGTGAATGCTGACGCACCTGCAGCACGCGGAGTAATTTCCACTATGCAGGGCGTCCAGATATTTCCAGGGTTTGTTATTGCTATTTCCAACATTCCGGAAGCAGACTGTGAATATGGAGAACCATCCGGTTTTTCAGCGTATTCATAGCACGAAAAATCAACCGTAATCCTGCTCAGTCTATTGGATGTTACCCGCAGTTTTCCAAGTGGGTTTTCAGCAAAATCATGTTTTACCATATATCCGCAAAATTTATGGTCGAACTTATCCAGTTCCAGGATGACCGACTCGGACATCATCTTGGAAAGCAAGGTGCTGCAGTTCTGCAGGATTTCATTCCGATCCGCGCCATATACCAGAAAAGTGATCTGTATTGTTTTGAACCCGATGGAACCGTTGACGAAAAATGGCAGTGGGCTGCCCCTCTGCCATTCGCTTTCATTTTCGATATTCGAAAAAGCCGGAGTCACATTCCACTGCCTGGCCTGTGCCCCGGATATATCCCAGCCATTTATTTTCATCTCAGCCGCCCCCTTGTATGTCTTGTAGCTGCCATTTCATTCTTGGTATTCATGTCTTCCCGGATTTCTCCGACCAATTTGTCTTTATCCATGAATACCTTTAAGTTCTTCATGGTGCTTATCATGCTCTCCGTCATGGATTCCATGGTTCTCATCATTGAATCCATTTTGTTCAAAATATCGGCATTATCTGCCTGTGAGCTTCCAGCCCGCTTCATCTGCCGTTCAGACTGCTGCCGGATCAGCCTGTTAAGCTTTTCAATTCCGGCATTCCCTACATCCAGAGATCTGTCTGCCAGGAACTGATCCGGGTTTGTGGCAAAATTATAAAGATTTTCTGCCCCCTGTGGATTGATCACTTTATCCCCGGTAAGCATATTCTGCATGATTGCTCCATCCGATTTGCGAAGTACATATTCCTGGGCGTTATTTTCAAAGAGCCATGCCAGCTGATCTTCCAGGATATTCTCTGTTCCGGTTCGAAGTCCCCGCTTTTTCATCGCTGCCAGTATAGCTTTCTTCTGCTTAGATGACGGCTTTGCATCCGCTTCCACGCTAAGTGCATCTGCTATCTTTTTTACAGTGGAATCATTCACACTCCTGCCGTATTTTTTTACAATATACTGCCACAGATCTGAATGTTTCTTTTTTTCTGCATCCGACACAGATTTCTTATGCGCCTTGCCTGCATTTATCAGCTTCTGTACTTCTGCAATCTCTGCCGGTTCCTCAGCTGCGCCCACAGTCACTTTATCCAGTTCTTTCTTTTGCGCCGGCGCAATTTCTGTCTTGGATATATTTCCAGAAGTGCCAGATCCGGAAGAAGCTGAGCTGGAAGCAGCTGCTCCACTGGTTCCGGAAGAAGCTGACACATTTTTTCCAGCCGGCGATACATTTACATCAAGCAATGTCCCGCCGGTTCCTGCTTTCTGAATTCCGGCGATCAGACTCCCTACAATGTCCTCACCAATCTGGCCAGCCTGTTCCACCAGAGACTTTAGACCGGTAGATAAGCCCTCATTCAGCTTTGCAACCGCGGAAGCATTTTCAGCCGCCAGATCATCCAGCTGTTTCTTATAATCTTTCCTGGTGTCACTTATCTGCTGGTCAATAGCATCCCGCGTAGCCTGTGTATCTTTTTTTGCCTGCCGGTCTGCTATCTCCTGCTTTTCTTCCCAAAGCTTGTTGAACTCGTCCAGCTGCTCTTCAGTCATCTGATTCAGGCTGTAAATATTAGCGGCTGCTTCTGGTCCTGCATCTTTCAGTTCCTGGAGCAGTCCTTCTGAAAGTCCCTTTCCGCTTAGTTCCTGCAACTGGGTTTCCCACAGTTTCAGTCCCTCAACCTGGGTATTCATATTATAAATCAGACGATCTGCAGTATATCCGGAAGCATCCCAGGCATCATAGTTATTCATGGATGAAAGGATGTCTTTCTTCCGATCAGCTATGGCACTGTCCCTTTTTTCTTCCAGTTCCTGTATGGTCTCATTTAGTTCTTTTTCAAGCTTTTCCCGCTTATCATTGTAATCTTCATCAAGCTGCAGCTTTTCTTTTTCGTAATCTTCTTTGGCTTCCAGGTACTTTTTATCTGCTTCTATGCGCTCATCCGTGCCGGCTGTAAACTGTTTTCTGGCAATATCCCAATATTCCATCTCTGCCCTGGCGGACATAGAATAATAGGTCTGGTAGGTCTCCAGAAGGGATTTCTGTACTGAAGCCTGGGTCTTTGCAGCTTCCTCTCTGGCTTTGGCTGCCTCTTCCTGTTTCTCCTGCTTTTCCTCGTAGATCTGAGTGTCCAGTTCCTGGATCTTCTGTGTTGCTTCATACCAGGCATCAGTTCCACTCTTTAAATTCTTTCGAACGGTGGTCCAGTAATTTTTCTCCTGGGCTAAAGAGGCAGCATGTAATGTCTTGTACTTTTCCAGCCTTTTTTCAGCAGCGCTGAGGACTTCAGAATTATAAGTTTCTGCATCCTTAGTAGTTTTCTTTTGATTATCTCCGGATCCGGTAACTTTTTCTTTGGATACGCCAAAATTGTTCTTTATACTGCTGCTCAGTGCCTTGCTTATCGTGGAACTGCTGTTAAGCTTATTAAGCTGAGAGGTTGCCTGTTTATAGGCTGTGGATCCTTTCACAGCTGTGTCGCGTATCTGCTGCCAGTACCATTTTTCATTGTCCAAGGACACTTCATGGCTCTTATTGTATTGCTTAAGCCAGCTTGTGGCGTTTTTCAACACAGCTTTTGACATTTTTCCAGCGGCTGCAGTTGCTACCTTTGTGTTTTTAGTTATACCAGATGCAGTACCTGCAGGTAACTGATAGCCGACTTCTTTCTCAAATTTTTTTGATGGAGAATGGATCTCTGCTGCTGCCTTGGCTGCGGCAATACCTGCATTGATCATTCTTATTGAAGCGCTGATGACCTGGGACTGGCCTGCTGATATACCTTGTGCTACACCAGCAGCTGCGTTATATCCCGCAGTGTAAAAGCTATTCTGATAGGTCCTAACAGCAGATGCCGCCTGTCCTGCCATGGTTCCAGCTGCACTGATTGCACCACTTTTTCCAGAATTGATACCTGTCTGGTACTGCTGAGCAGCTACGCTTCCGGCTTTTTCATATTCGCCTTTTTTCTCTTCGGCTGCCTTTGCTCCGGCGGACGCCATCTCGCCACCAGCCTGTTCAACGCCAGACTGCTGATCTTTAATTGAATTCTGGGTTCCTTCTCCTACAGCAGTACCAACATCTTCACCTGCAGACTGTGCATCTGCTGCCTGCTGCTGGATCAGTGCCAGAAGCTCTTGCATAGCGGATACTGCCTGCGTACCACCGGCATTAATTCCTGCCTGGATTTCTTCCGGAATCTGGATACCCGCTTTATTGGCGATTTCTGCCACGCCCTGGATTGTTCCTTCAATAGTCCCGTTCAGCTGATCTATTGCCTGCTGAGGGGTTATCTCACCGCTTGCAATTCCATCTGCAAGTCCCTCTGGGATCTGTACACCACATTCCTGCGCCATCTGTACGGTCTGCATGAGGGATTCCTGGGTGGCTGCTGGAAGCTCAGCCCAGCCTTCCACTGCTGAAGCAACGGCGTTATCAATGGACTCGCGCAAATCAGAAAAATCAATATCTGAAGAACCAAGATCTCCCATTGTCATCTCATAGGCGGTCTTATTAGCTGCCATTACAGTTGCTGTATCTTCTGATATATCCATGGCATCAGTCCACTTTTTGGATATGCCTTTCAACTGTTCTACGCCGTACTCACCCTGATTGTCCAGAGTCCATACCATGTGCCGGAGCATATTAGCTGCATCAGTTCCCTGATCCTGGATTGCCTGGATAAATTCTGCTGAAAAGATTGCCTGCCCGCTCTCGTCTGTGGCTTCTTTGAGGCGCTGAAGATTCTGCTGATAGTTCTGGATTCCATCCACCCAGGACTGCAGGTTCTCATTCATCTGTTCTGTGGTAATATCATCTCCACCGTCAAATTTATCAGCAAAACTGATTTTATCCTGCAAATCAGCCTTGATAGAATCCATGGTGGAATTGTATTCATCCAGGATCTGACGCATGGCAGTCTTAGCAGCATCCGCGGCTTCCTGGGAGCGTTCCATAGTTTTGTTGAACCCTTCCAGGGCTGTGCCAGCTCCTGCTGCCGCCAAGCCGGTTGCTTGGATTGCATCAGCATTATCTTCTTGTGCCTTTGTATTGTCTTCTGTTGATTCAGTATTATCCTTTTTTACTTTTGTAATGTTTTCTGCACTTTTGGCATATCTTTCCTGTTCTTCCGAGCATTTATCAATTGTTTTTTGATTTTCCTCAATTGCTTGAGAATATCCTTCCATTTTCTCTGCACAATCAGCTATGCTCGTAGCTGCTATTCCAGTTGCATCACCATATGCTACTGTTCTTCCATCAATACCATCCAAACGTGAATCCAATTCGCTGCTACTATCGCTTAGATGTTCCATAGCATAATTAAATTCATCCTGTGTTATTGCACCTTTTTCCAATGCCTCTGTATAAAGTTTTGTTTTCTCTGTTGGAAAATCAATATCAACTTGATAGCTTGGATCTACACTGGCCTTCTGTCTTTCCTCTTGGAGCTTTACAATTAATTCTCTCTCTTTTTCCAAGAGTTCCATTCTATCTTCAGTGATTTTTTTCTGTTCCTGTGCTTTATCCAGCTGTACCTGTGCCGCTAAAGACTCATTGATTAAATCCTGTGTGGCTGCAATTACCGCCTGTTGGATTGCTGTTTGCTGATAGTTTTCTACCAGTTTTTCCAGCTCATCATTAGTTACACTCAGTTTATCATTTTCATCATCATAAGCACCAGCCAGTTCTGGAATGGACTGTGACAGTTTGTCCACGATGGATGCCATTTCCTGTTTCTGGACAGCTGTTCTATCTTCAACATTATTTAACTCTTCCAGTCTGTCAGCCAGAGCGCCTACATTTTCCACGGAATTCAGGGTTCCGGTAAACTGATCGTCAATCGCCTGTACATTATCAGCTACTTTCTGCGAAGACTGTATGACGTCATCATACATCTCTTCCATTGCATCTTTCTGAGGCGTAATCGCGTCTGTCAATCCAGACACAACATCCGTAAGTAATTCCACGCCGTCCTGTAAGGGACCTGAAATGTAATCATACACTGCAATTCCCAGTCCCTCTGTGGCAGAGCTAAGCTCTGTCAGTTTACCCTGCAGGTTATCCTGCATAGTATCTGCCATATCAGAAGCCGCACCTGAACAATTTCTCAGGCTTTCCTCATAGCCAGCCACCTGATCAGCGCCGGTATTAAGAAGCATGTTCAAGCCCTTAATGGAGTCAGATGTAAATGTAGCCATAAGAGCCGCCTGCTTCTGGGCATCTCCCATTCCATCTGTAGCAGACTCTACATCTTTCAATACATCCGTCATGTCACGGAAATTTCCGTTAGAATCCATTACGGTAACAGAAGTATCACCAATGGCGATCTTTCCATCTTTCATCTTGCTGGTCAGATCTCTCATTATAGCAGCAAGAGAAGTACCAGCTTCACTGCTCCGGAGTCCGTTGTTTGCCAATGCTTCCAGGAAAGAGGTTGTGGTCTCAATGTCCTGACCGGCGGCATTCATGTTGGCGCCACAGTTCTTGTATGCCTCCCCTAGCTCTGCTGCTGTAGTCGAACTGTTCGCCTGCGCGTATGCCATCATATCTGCTATATGGGTTGACTGCGATGCTTCCAGATTAAAAGTACTGATATTATCTGTTACAACCTGTGATGCTTCTGCCAGATCCATATTGGAAGCTGCTGCCAACTGTAGAACGCCATCAATTCCAGAAAGAGTCTGGTTTACAGACCATCCGGCCAGGGACATATTTGTCATCGCGCTGGCTGCTTCCGTTGCAGAGAATTTCGTACTACTTCCAAGGCTCTTTGCCTTATTTTCCAGTGCTTCCAGCTCTGATCCGGTTGCTCCAGAGATAGCCTCCACTTCACTCATTCCAGCTTCAAAGGAACTTCCGACTTCCACCGCATACTCTGCTGCTTCCTTTGCCTTATCACCAATTGCTGAAATAGCTTCTTCTGCAAGTTCCAGGCCCTTTGCGACTAAAGCTTCTCCAAAACCTTCCTTCAAGCTTTCTCCGAACTCTTTCGTAGTAGTGATAACCGTCGTTGTTTCTTTCCCATATTCGTTTATGCTCTTTGCGCATTTATCCGTAGCATTTTGTGCTTCTTGCAGATACTTTTCATTCTGTTTTAAAGCCTGGTTATTTTTTTTTATATCATTCTCGGCGTCACTAACTTTTTTAGACCAGTCCGATACTTTTCCTTCGCACTTCTGGCACTCCAAGCCCTGCTTTTCAACAGCCTTCTGAAGGCTTTCCACTTCCTTTGACTGCTGCTGATACTCTTTTGTACCATCCTTTCCAGATTTCTGCATGTTTTCCTGGGCTTTTTCAGCCTCTTTCAATGCCTTGGAAAGTTCTTCATATCGCTGTGCGGCTTTCTGCGATACCTTCTGTGCATTTTCCAGTCCTTTTTTCGCAGACTCCGCCCTTTTCTGATAACTCTCCGTCTGCTTTGACAGGTTTTCCTGCTTTTTAGTCAGAAATTCAAGAGAATTGGCATTTCCCTTATATTCTGTGCTGAGTTTTTTCAGTTCAGAATTTAGCATTGCACTTTCTTTTTTCGCATTTGATACGCCCTGTGAAAATTGTCTTTCTCCGTCCAGTGCAAGTACAATTCCAATTTTCTTTCCTGCCATAGCTAGTCCTCCCAACAAAAAATCCACATAAAAAGAGCACCTCAGACCGAGATGCTCTTTTTACATGGATTTTTATTTATACTTATTTCTTGGATATTGGGACTTCTTCAATGTGGGTTTTATACACCACCGGTGATGTAACCCATTTGATAAATTTCTTTATCAGAGCCCCTATCAGTATTGCAAATAATAACAATACAAACAATATTACCAATAACATATGCCACCCACCTTTCTGTTTTTCTTAATTATAATCCGCAGCTCTGCCAAATTCAATATCTTTTCGCAAAGCTGCGGAAGAAAATCAGAAAAATGAGTCAAGATTTAATTCTTCATCTTTTTTCTTTAAGCCGTTAAAATCTAAATACTCATTATAAATCAGATAGAATTTCCGAAGTGTCATACCGAACACTTCTTTTTCACTATAATTGAGCACCTTACATCCCACATACAGTAACCGGGCTACGTTTATAGCCCGGTCTCCTGGTTTGGGTTTTCTTCCTCTTCGTCTTCAGAATCTTCATCATCACTGTCAGGATCCGGCATAGAAAAACCGTATGCTTCCAGCAAGGTAATAGCAAGCTTCTGCATTTCAGCTGGCTTTATAAGTCCGTCAATGGCTTCTACTTTTACTTCCTTACCTGTATCCACGGTGAGAAACGCAGCCACAACACTATAAAGTGTTTTTATATCTTCCGAATCGGTTTTATAGTCAGCAACTCTCGCAATTGCCGGCATAATTTTCACTAATGCCTTATTACAGGTTTCCTGGATTGCTTCAATTGCTCCAATGGTGAACAGGATATTGTATTCCTGTCCACCCATAACAACCGGAGCTCCTGTTGGTCTTAAGTCGCTCATACAATCTCCTTTAATTCTTACGCAGTAATTTTTGCCTGATTGTTCAGCCATGCTTTCGCTTTAGCTTCGCTGTCAAATACGAGTTTTTTACCAATAGACATCTTACCATCGACTTCCACTGGGTATGCTTTACCTTCAATGGTAGCAGTCTGGAAGTTTGTAGTGTCACCTTTTGTCTCAGCATTTTCTGTAGGCTCACTGTGCTGTACTTTATACAGCCAGATAACAGTGAAACTAACCACACCATTTTTCTTTCTACGCTTATAGAAACCAACTCCAAAGTATGGAGCTTCGTCTTCAGTTCCGATTTCAATACTCTCTGGAGTTCCTTCCTGTCCTGAATCTCCTGCTACCGCTTTTACATATGTATGACCAAGCAGTTTCGCCTGATTCTCCAGAGACAGATCATCTACTCCAAGGGATGTACCCCAGTCTTTTACAGATTTGTCTGTTTCTGCTACTCCATCATCTGCAAAAAGCTCAACTTCGTTTTTATTAGGTGTTCCAGTAAAGTTGATTGCTTTTGCAACAACAAAGCCTTCTGTGTACTTGTTTCCATCTGTGTACTTGTTTCCATCTGCCCACTTTGCTGCTACAGGATTTTTCATACCAATATGTGCCATGTGTTATTCCTCCATATCATAATCATTTTCAAATTCACATTCGAATACAATGTGTCTTGTTTTATTATCAGGTTCCATCAATACGGTTACATCAGGATACGTTCCACCCTCTCCCAGGATCGCCCTGCGAATTTTTCTTTTTGTCTCCAGGTAATCCTTAGTTGATGGCAGAAAATAATGGATCTGCATTGAGGATATATCCTCTATAGGCTGATCGTCCGCAAATAGTTCTGCACCATCCTTCACATAATTAAAAGTAATATACTCGCTATTTCCACCGCCAAAGAAATCTGATGTCACCGGAATGCCAAGAGGCTTTAACGCTTTTATTATCTTTTGATTTATTGTCACAGCTTGTCCACCTCCGTGCCAATTACCTCTTCCATAACCTGCATTACTGCATTTTCGCTTTGTGCTACTGCTGCCGCGCGTACAGGTCTTGGCTCCTGTCCGTGTGATCTTACGCCGTACTCCAAATACCCCATTTTTTCAGCATTTCTCAGGCCATTCTTATCTGTTCCATTCGGTTTTACCACTGCAAATACACCAAGACTGTTTTCCCTGGCATTTGTGGCGGCTATGGAAGCTTCCAAAGCACCTGTAGAGTATGGTTTTCCATATTTATCTCTTCTGTTAGCTGCTGATCTGATCTGTGATTTCAGATTTTTTTCGACAATGGGGGCGGCCTTATTTACTGCCTTTTCAGCCATCTCATAAGGATTCGCTAACTTTTGCAACATCTTCTCAACATCATCAAATCCAGAAATAGTCATCCTTGCCATTGTCCTACCTGCGCTTTCCCGCGTTCTCGCATTTGACAAGTCAGCTGCACCTTCATGGATTTATTTTTCTGAAATCTGCGCTTTATGTCATAAATATCACCTGTAGATTCATCCACCAGGAATGATTCTCCAGAATAATTACACGCCATAATCTCAACAACCTGATCTGCAGTATAGCCATTCTGTTTTGCAAGGACTTCATCATCTCTGGTGCTGTCGCGAAAGTCTGCTGGAATACCACCGATAAATTTATATGTTTCCTCCATCGTGATTCCGTTATCATTTATTGTTGGATCCATTTTCTTTACCGGCAGCGAAATACTTTTATTCCACATCCAGACCATTCCCTTCCAATGTCATACGAAAAACCTTTTTTCGATACAGATCCAGATACATTCGTGTATCTGAACGATCATTCCCAAGATATGCTTTTACATATAATGTCACGGCAGTAAGAACTCTTGAATCATCCGTATCCTTCCGAAGAATATCAGGAGGTACACCGGAGGTTTTCATGTCCTCCAGTGCATCTGCAATATAGTCGCTGATATCATCGTTATACACATTAATACCTTCTGCGATTCCACATCGTTTTTTTATTTTTTCCAGCATTTACTCACCATCATTTCAGCAGCAGATAACCATTTACAAACGCTTTCTCATCTCTTACTTTGACATCCTCTCTTTCAATAGCACGGTAAATAGTCAGATCTTCCTCGAATGCGTTAAGTGTACCGATAGATGCAATATTGGAAGTCATGATCGTAGTTTTCGCACGATCAAAGTACCAGATACCTTCTTTCAGATCTCCGATTATAATCGGAATCTTGGTTTCACTGATTTCAAAGTAACCTGCAATTTCCTCTTTTTTAGGTTCTTCTACTTCTGTATATACTCCTTCTGCCTCTTTGTAATAAATTTTTCCTGCTTTTACATCAGTATCTGTCGTCTTTGCATATGTCGGTGTGCTTGACAAATCCTCGTTCGGGATAACTTCAACCGGTATATATGTCCCTCCAACAGCAAGTCGCATCTGCATGGTATCTTTTGGATCTGGTGCAAGAAGGTATCTTCCATTGGTATCCTTCAAGGTATCTAAGTACTGTAAGCCATCATCATTTGTAATAATTTTCGAAGACTGCTTAAACGCAGATCCGAGTGTTACATTAAGCACCTTTTTAATATCATCCAACCCGCTTAATTTCACTTCTTTTTTGGTCTTAATCGCATCCATGATCAGATTGTTCTCAGTTACTCTTGCCTCATCTCCAATCCACTCAACGAGTGTAGAAGCGATATTTGCATCACTGTCAGCCAGAAGCTCATTGGTCACTGGGAAATATCCTGCATATTTACCGATTTCATAATCAATCCGCTCAAACTGTGGAGTATTTTTTGCACCAATCTTACCTCCTTCACCTACTTTGGTGAATCCAGTCTGCTGAGAGCGCTTTTTAAATGTTTTGGAACCCTTTTCAGTTTTGACAGATTCTTTACGGACCAGCTGGCCTAAGGAAAACTTGGACTCTTTGTATTTGTTGATTCTGGTCTGGATATCCTCTGGAACAGTATAGCCTCCATCTGCTTTTGAGCCTTCACTCATGGAATTCTGTACGTGGAACCCTGCTCTGGCAGCCTGCGCAAACTCTGCCGTAGAATCTTTTGGTGTTCCTGCAGGAACCTTACTCTCCGGCACGGCTGCTCCATCGTCCAAGTCTTTCAGAATATCAAATTTATCCTGAAGCTCTTTCAGTTCATCTTTAGCTTTTTTTGCTTCTTCCAGTTTTCCTTCATTGGCAAGGTTCTTAACTTCATCTTTTTTCGCGTTAATCTTCTCCAGAAGGTCTAATAATTTTTTGTTCACGTCTTTTTCTCCTTTCAAAAAAGAGAGATCAAACACCATACCGGTCAAGATCTCCCAATAATTCAGCCTTTATCTTTTCTTTTTCCAGATTTCTCTGATTAGCCTCTTTTGCTTTGATTTTTTCCATAACTGCATCTGCAATAGCGTCAATATCCAGAGTTTTATTTTCCGGTTCTTCATGCTGCTTTAATGCTTTTGGGGTCTTTGAATACTCATCAAAGTAATTACTTGTACAAGCTGCTGCCTGTACACTGTCCTCCACTTCAAAATCAAAATAATCAGTAGTATCACTTCCGACCATCCAGGTCTCTTCGTTGATCAGATTATTGATTTCCTCTTCTGTAACCCCTTCTTTGGTCTTCGACATATATGTCTGCAGGATTGCTTTCTGGCAAATATCCAGAGTATCTGCATCTTTTCTCAGCTGATCTGCATTCATACTGGTAAAAAAGTAACCATTTGTAGGCTTATGAATCATAAAGGTTCCATTTGCCGGAATCACAATCCGATCACCGGCACATGCAATCACAGAAGCAATACTGGCCGCAATACCATCAATATAGGTGGTAATCCTGGCATTATTGCGTTTCAACATGTTATAAATGGTAATTCCGGCAAATACAGATCCACCTCCACTGTTTATGTGAAGGTTAATCTCCTGTATGTTTTCCAGATTTTTCAGGAAATCTGAAATATCAGAAGGACAGGTATCATCATCACACCATTTTCCCCAGTCATCAGATACGATATCCCCAAAAATATTCAGATCTGCTGAGATTTCTGTCTGATTGCAGATTTCCAATTTTCCTACATTCTTTTTCTGGTTTTTCAGCAGTAATACTGGCATTCTACTCACCTCCTTTGGTGTACTGTGTTCCAACTTTTTCAAGCGGAATATAATTTCCATTCACAATGAGCTTATCGCCATCCGGATCATCCGGCATATCCAGATATCTCCTCGCTTCATTTGGCTTGTATATTCCATTGTTTACAGCATCTTTTAACATTTCCATCTGTGTCTTTGTATCAGTCCTCAAAATTGCCTTCTCATTAAACTTATAAAAAAATCCATTTTCTTCTTCTTTCAAGCTCAGAACTTTCGCATTGATCTCTTCTTCATACATTTTTAGTCTGTACAAAGCGGTATCAACCAAAAATGCCAGCTGCTGGGTTTCACTGTTTGAATAACTGGATTTTTCATAATTATTGATCTGATTCGGCTTAATACCGAATGCTCCTGCAATCTGAAGTGCGGAATACTTTTTTAATTCGAAAAACTGTGCGTCAGTCAGATTCATTTTCAGTGGAGTAAGCTGTAGTCCGATTGGGACAGGTATTACCCTTCCTGCATTTTTCGGGCCTGACAGTTTATCTGCAAATTTTTTCTGCAGTGCTTTTATCTTGCTCTCTTCCAGATCACCCACGTACTGTAATGCCATGCTTGCACTTAGTCCCTGACGATAAAGGTTATTCATAAAATTCTGACTTTCCAATGCTCCACCCACGGTATCCTGCAGAATTTCCCGCACAGATTTTCCCATAATTCCATTTAAGGAATACCAGGTTTTAAAGTGCATAACCTCACTGGATCTGAACAAATACTGTTCACCGGTCTTTGGATCACTGTACTGATAGTACAGCTTCCCTTTTCCTCCAAACACGCCAACATCGTCCATATATACAGTCACGCAATTCGCCTGCATTGGCCATAGATCCAGAACTTTGTAATGTCCTCCATATTTTTCTCTTTCAAAGGTACCACGCATCCAGATATAGCCATTTCCATAATGCTGACAGTTCATCTCTGTAGTAGTCCACAGAGTTGTAGGCGTCATTATCGTGTTCGGTCTCACAGTCAGGAGCCTGGTTATCTCGCTCGGCTCTGCCCTGATCCGGCCTTTAGGCGTTTCCTGGTAGTACTTTAACGGCACCTTTCCCATGGTTTCGCTGAGCATTTTTAAGCAGGTGTAATATGTCACCTCTTTCTCAACATCTGGATTAGTACCAGTTATTCCCAGCCATTCTTTCAGATCATCGTCATCCATGTTTACCGTTGGCCGCGTCATTGCATTCCATGCATTTTTTAATCTGTCTAATATACTCATTGTTACCAGTCACTTTCCAAAAATTGATCTATTCCTTCCTGGTAGCTGGATCCGAATTCATGATACATTGCCAGCTTAAACCCACACAAGGTAGAATCCACAGGGTCAATTCTTTTTGTTGTAGCATCTTTATCTATCTTAATCAGTCCCTGGTTGGTTCTGATCACTGCATTGCTCATTGCAAAATTCAATACAGGATTGTATTCATACAGGACATTTCCGCAATATACCTGCTCACGGAATCCCTGAGTAGCTTCATTCAAGTGTTTATGGCTCTGGAAAACTTCCTCCACTGTATAACCTTCGTTTGATAGATCCATCATCAGCTTACTTGCATTGGCAGGGTCAAAGCACAGACATTCAATGTTCCAGTCATTCTCTGCACATGTATCCAGCACATATTGCATTACTGCATTCTGGTCTACAATCGGAGTATCTGTCACTGTAATAAATCCCATTCTTTCCCAGGCATCATAATCCACTTTATCTTTTGCCTTTCTTTCAGCTAACTTCTCCCGATTCGGAATGAAAGAGTGGGAATACAGTATGTATTTCACAATTTCTTTTCCAGTCTGATCAAATTCGCCTGATAGAAATGGAATTACGAATGTAACAGATGTAAGGTCTATTTTGGCCGACATATCAAATCCTACATAAACACTCATTCCATGAGTATCAATAGGGATTTTATCAACCTGGCAGGCCTTCCACTTCGCCATGTCCATATATCCGTTTTCTTTTGCCTGAACCCAGATATTTAACATTTTGGTGAGAAATGCCGTCATCTTTTCCGGTATTTCTTTGGCCACTCTCCAGGCTGTGCGGATCTTATCCGCACCATTCTTATAGCTCATCCTAATTGGATTTGCTTTTTTCCAGATGTTTTCATCTTCAAGGTTTCGGATATCATCCTTGTAATCCTCCGGATCCACTTCGCAGATATCCACCAGATACTCCTCATTTTCCACATCCACATCTGGATCCAGGATCTTAGAGCAGTACTGATATTCCTGGACGTAACAGGGATATGTAAGATCCATCCCTGCAGTGGTAATAATCATCAGCAATGGCTCTTTGGTATTTGCACCAAGCCCAAGGTCATAAAATTCTGTAGTCTTGTGCTGATGGTATTCATCAAGAATCAGTCCGGCTGGATTTGTTCCATCTCCATTCTGGCCATCCTCTTTCGACAATGCCTTTATGAAGCTTCCAGTTTTTCTGTGTATTACAGCATCCCTGGTAATTTTAAAAAGAGGTTTCAGTGGAGATTTATTCAGCATGAGCTTAGCTTCATTCAAAATAATCTTCGACTGATCCCTCTTGGTTCCAGCAGTATAATATTCGTAATTTTCTTCATTTCTCGTAGCCATAACTGATATTTCATATAGGGCTACACCAGCCTCCATCTGAGACTTGGCATTTTTCCTTCCAACCTCAATAAAAGACTGTTTGAACCTTTTATAACCGGTAAGATCTTCGCGCCATCCGTAAAGTTGGCACAGATTAAATTTCTGCCATATCGTCAAGCTGATCGGCTGCCCTGCAAGGTCACCTTTAGAATGCCGGAGCATGGAAAACCAGTCTACAATTTTTGATGCTTCCTCTTCATCCCAATGATAAGGCCATACATTAGCCTGTACATTCTTTGCATCCTCTTTCTTGCAATCCCTAAGGAAGCGCATACAAGCCCATTTATGTTTTTTCCCTGATATTTCTTCCCCGGCCAGACAACGGTTGGCGTAATCTATCAGTTCTTCTTTGATGGTCATATATTGCCAAATTTGTTTGTGATAGCTTCCCTTGTCTTATCAGACTTCACTGCTGCAGCTTTCAGTCTGGCGTCAATAGTGAGTCCACACAGGGAAGCAAATTTTCTCATTTCCTCTGCGTATGTGCGCTGAATATCAACCATTGGATTTTTCACCACAATAACGCCATTCCTGGTCTCTCGATCAATGTAATAAGTCTGATCTTTCAATATCTCTGTAGCCTTAACATAATTAGCAAAAGCATTACAGTAACCGCCCAGGTTGTTACGATCCAGGTTCCCGATCAGATTGATCTTTTCCAGTTCCTTGACAATCCTGCGCCACTCTTTTTTTGCCACATTATCAATCAGCCAGGTAGGAGGACGTTTTAATTGATTTTTGTCCGTAGTCACACTGTCTTCTTCTGCTTCCCTGTTCTGCATTGTGATCACAGTAAGATTTCCCCGCTGCTCTGTCAGCGGCTTCCTCGGTCTTCCCATTCATCCTCCCTCCTTCCTTTGCCAACTTTTTATGAGTATTTAGAATTTTGCGCAAGCTATAGGGCAGTCGGGGACGACGGCGTTTCCTGAAAACTTTTCAGACCGCCCCTCCCGTCTGTGTATAAAAATCCACAAGCATTTTTGCAAGCTTTTTTTCCATCACTGGTCTCTCTTTTTTATACATCTGCTCAATTTTTGAATGTGTATCGTGATGTAATGGCATCAGATTCTGCTTATCGCATCGTTTATCCCATGCTTCTTTTAACGGAATAATATGATGCACTGTATCTGCTGCCAGAATTACTCCTTCCGTCATATAGACATACACATCAATCCCGCAAGCACTGAGAATATCAGATCTTGTCAGCTGCCATTCCCTTGAATCATAAAATGTTTTGCTTTTCTGATTTCTTGCATTCTGATCATATATCCGATAGCGTTCTTTATCTCTTTGTTTCATGCAGGGACACCTGCTGCCGGACGGAATTCTTTTTCCGCACCTGCCACATCTCTTATATATCATCTTTTTCTCCAATAAAAAACGCCCGGCCGTGCCTGCCAGACGTTTGTGGAAGTATGTATGAGTCAGTATTGTACCATTATATCGGCGGTACTAACCGAGTCGGAACAGATGGAACCGAACCACCGACACGCTGGATATAAGCCAGCTGCTCTACCACTGAGCTATGTTCCGATATACCTGCCAAGCCATAGTGCCTGACAAGTAAGGGTGCAACCGATTGATATTTGATTCATCCATCTGAATCTATTATAGTTATAACACGAATCAAGTATACCATTCTATACCATCTTAAAATTCTTCAATGCTGATGAATGCAGCCTATGTACCTGTGTCCATCCATAGCCCATCTCTGTTGCTACATCATCCCATTTTAAGCCTTTTATATAGCGCAAACACAAAACTTTCCGTTCATCTTCTGAATGCATTTTGCGGATCTGGCTCTCAATCTTACGATATTGCTGAGCCTTGTTCAAACGTTCTTTTTTCAATATTTCAATCTGTTCATCCAGTATTGCAATGTAATCCGACAGATCTGATTGACTGCTGCCTTTTGGCATTCCATCATTCACTACGGAAGGAAACATCTTATCAGCTCTTAATCTTTTGATTTCTTCCAGGATGTCCCGCTCTCTTTTGACTGCTCTCTGATATGATTTTAAATATTCCTTTTTCTTTTCATTTTCTTCCTGCAATCTCCTGTCCATCGGTACCACCTCCTGCTTTCAGTCGTTCCAGTTCCCAGTATGTAGGGGATCTGGTTATGCCGTTTGGTAACTGTAATTGCACTACATGGGGATATAATGCTTTTACTCTGGCTTTCACTTTCTTGGTGATGATTTTTCCATCACCGGAAGCATAACTAGTAGATACAATCTGAATAATATCTCCTCGTTTGATTCCATGTTTCTCTTCCAATCTCTTCTGCTGTCGTTCCCATTTCTCAGCTTCTGCTATTGCATATTCAGCTGTGGGATCCTTGTATTTTTCATGGTTCATTGTAGGCATCCACCTCCTGCTTGTATACATCTTTTAAGAGCTTCTGGATCATTCTTTTCATACAATCCACAGCCTGATACTGGATGATCAATCCATCCAGATCCACAGTTTCTTTTTTCTCTCCAAGGCTCTAAATAAACAAGATTTCCAGTTCCATGGCAAATTCCCCATTTTACACCATTTCTTAATCCTGGCTGTGGTCTGCATCTTGGACACTCCGGACAGTCTATGTATTCCTTGTTTCCGATCTTACTCATTCAGGTACCTCTTGTTCTTCCTCGATTAATGTCCACTCCGCAGCATACAAAACAGCAGCTCTGTCATGGACTTTATTCTTATTCCCTGCCTGCATGGCAATACGACTTCCAACTTCCAGTCTCTCTCCTCGCTTAATGGTGCGGGATCTTTAAATTCTTCCGTTGCTTCTCCCCAGAACGGAATAGGAACCATAACGCCGTAATAAATTGATGAATCTGGGTGTTTTTCGCGCATGTAATTAGCAAATTTACCACTTCTAAAATCTGGCTGAATTTCTTTGTAACACTCCATCGTTGTTACTATATAGTTCTTTTCTCCAAAGAAATTCAAACCATTACCGCTATAAACATCCTCTTTACAGCTTTTGATCTCATAGCAAGTGAATATGCCTTTTTCTATTCCGGATACAGAGTATTGATTTGCCGGGCAAAACTCCATATAATCCACTCGCTTTGCCTTTGATGTCCATGGATCAATGCTAACCTCGCTGGCCCAGTGTTTCCCGGCACCGCTAAAACGTGTGTTTATAAGCAATTGTCCAAGGAATTTTGTTGTTTCTGCTCTTGTCATTTTCTCACCTCGTTTTAAGGAATTTGGACATTATGCTTTTTCTCCACTGCTGCCACGGCTGCGTTTCCCATTTACTGCAGCTATAGTCATCTCGGATCCAGATTCCTTTCTTGTCACAGAGAAGATCATCGTTATGTCTGCAGGTTTTACATGTTCTCTCTTCCATCTATACTACCTCGCTGTCCTGTGGCATTTGGAATATTGCCGCTTCTTTAAGTGCCTCAGTTATTGCATCCATTTTTCCTTTATCATTTGCAACTGCTATAACAATCTCGCTATTAGTTGTAATTCCAGTGAGTATTGTACGTATTCCTTTATAGCTTGCATAAGCCTCCTGTATCATATTGACAACTTTCATTGCTTTCTCAGCACTTGAGTAAGTGCCTACTGTCCACGCTGTGCCAATAGTTGAAATAAATACCTCATGCATTCCAGGAAAAGTTTCCTCAAGTCTAACTGCTTTTCCTTGAATATCAATTAATGTTGTTTTGTCTTGGCTTCTGATCAGCATTTCCGTTTCTCCTTTTTAATAACTGCTGCCGGACCAGATCGTATTCCAGAAGCAGGTTCCGGTCTTTGTTTCTGCTGAGTGTCCGGTCTGCTGCTCTTAGATAGTATCTGCCGTTTATCAGTCTTCCCTCGGCTGCGGCACCGTACAGGCTCCCGACTGTCCGGTTCAGCCTTTTGGATGCTTCCTTTATGGTTACAGCCTCTTCCGGCTCTTCTGTTATGTTTTCTGTAATCTCATATAATGTCATAGCCAGTTTCTCCCGAAGATCTTCCGGAACTGTTCCCTGCTGCCAATCTGGTTCTCAAAGGCTTCCTGTCCCAGTCTGTGAAGCTCATCCATTACCGCCTGGTCTTTATGTACCGCATGTGCTCCAAACTGGTGGCATTCCAGGCACAGGTCTACTTTTAATCCATATTTCTCTGATAGAGTCCGATTCGGACCACCAAATATGTGATGTTCTTCGGTCTGGCCATACCTGCTGCACAGGTAACATCTTCCTTTTCGGCTTCCGAGAATGCTGGCCGGATGGGACATCCTTTTTTTCTTCGTTTCTTCTTTTGGAAATTTAAGTCCGCTCATATTTTTCCTTCTTTCGTCTCGTCCGAGTCGGACATTAACTAAATGGCAGTTCCTCTTCAATTCCATCCGGGATATTCATGAAACCATCAGGTCCCACATCTGGTGATTGTTGTGGAACATTCTGCTGACTGCTGCCGGATCCAGAACCTTTGCTTTCTGCAAATTCCTGTTCTTCTACAACAACCTCTGTCGTATAAACTTTCTGTCCATCACGGTTGGTATAACTTCCGGTCTGAATACGGCCTTCGATTGTAATCTTCAATCCTTTTCGGAAGTATTTCTCCACGAACTCGGCAGATCTTCCAAACACTACACAATTAATAAAATCTGCAGTTGCATCTCCATCTTTTCTGATCTTCCTATCTACTGCCAGTGTGTATCTGGCAATTGCAAATGAATTTTCCCCTGGGGTGTATCTCACCTCTGGATCTCTTGTTAAACGTCCCATTAATATAGCTTTATTCATATATTATTTTCCTCCTTCACATAGTCTGGACAATTAATCGCGCGCTCTTCTTTCTTCACCTCTACTTATTGCTTATTTTCTCCATTCCTTGATTGCATCTATATCCGCAAGATTCATTACATTCACAGCAACACTGTTTCTTACAAATATCGGATAGCTCTTTATATTGCTCACTTCCCTCAATCATTTCTTGAAGCATCAGCTCTTTTGCGAAATCTCTTGCCTTGCATCCGAACGGAGTCGTGTATTCACAACTCCGTTCGGTATTTATCTTCCCTTTCATATCCCTCCTGTAACAACTCTGGATTGTCGAAAATGTTCCCTTTGACTTCAACACATTTTCTTTCATTGACATAGAAACCTAGATTACAATAACAACTTCCAAGTTCCTTGCCAAACAAATAACTATAATCTAATGTCCAATCTCCATTGCTCATATTTACAATTTCTGGATATTTTTCTTTGCGATCGCAGATATCGTTCTCCCAAATTTTGTTTCCGTTTTTGTCGGTCAGACCTGTGAACTGGCAGATGGTTTCTGGATTAATAGGCGGTGCGTATAAAACACCTGATTCAACTGGTTGTATTCGATATTCAAATAAGTTTGACCGTGAATGATCTATTACCAAACACCCCTCAATCCATTTACCGTCTTCAATTCGCTTTGCCTTAAAAAGTATTTCTCTCATTCGTTTTCACCATCCTCCACTTGTCCCGATTCTTCTAACCAATTTTCAACACATGGTAGGCAAATATAGCAACTGCACCAGCCTTGTCCTTCTACTATTACTTTTTGGTTTAACATTTTTTCGCCTTTAGGTATCTGTTTTTCACATACGCAGCATAAATGAGAAGCCCTTATTTTTACGATTTTTTCTGTCAGATTTGATTCCGAACCATCCATATCCCCTGCAAATATCTGGCTATCAATATACATTTCTTCTGGATATTTCAATCAACTCCATCTCCTTCCATTTATTACAAATTCCTTAATCTTCCTTATACGGTTTCGGAAGTGGCATCCAGGCATTGACATACAAATCATGTTCAACAAAACTCTCGTCTTCGTCACCAACTCTGAATGTTCCGCCGTCATCATCGTCAACTGTATATCTTCCAATCATTGGTAGTGAAAAGTTAAAAAACGATACCAGAATGTGTTTGTCCGGGTCTGGTAATCTCTCGTCTATCGGAATCCAGTTAGTAGATTTTAAACGCTTAATAGCTTTTTTCTGTTCCTCTTCTGTCTCGCAGTGTATTACAATATCATATGTATCATCGTATGCACTAAATGAACCGTCTTCATTCTGTACAAGTGTCATTCCGTCACTCATTCCTTACCCCTCCTTATACGGCTTTGGAAGTGGCATCCAGGCCATAATATCAATCCAATCATAACCGCCGTCGAGATAATATCCATTGGAATCAATGAAGCACGTATCTTGCCATGTTGTTTCTCCGTTAGTAACCAATATTTCTTGTCCGTCATCTGGCATTTTGCAGTCAAGCATATATTGTATGTCTTTTGAAAGGAATTCTTCTGCACGTTCTTTTTCTGATATCTGATGATATTTTACCGGAATCCACCCATTTTCTTTCTCATCCTCTTCCAGATCATCCAGAAGACTATTTACGATATCCAGCGAACTTCCCGGCAATCCTTCCTTGTACATCGTCTGTTTCTGCAGTTCCTGTTTATACTGCAGCAATCTTTCTTTTATCCTACTTACCATCTTGCTTACCTCACTTTGTTCTGAGAAACCGAATCATAATTATAATTTCTTTCTTATGTGCGTCTAATTCGTTTATTTTGTTTTTATACTCTTTCACAGTATCACCTCTGCATCTGATGGCATTTTAAAGATTTTGATCTTTTCTGGATGCCGAGCTGCAACCTGTATGGCACAGAGAACACGAACAGCCTTTGGCTCTGTGCTATATTCTCCCAGGATAGTTCCTTTCTTTTTGTCTTTGGTGTGTGCCAGTATCTGATATGAGCCGGTTGGTGTGAGAACTGTAGTCACTTCTTTTTCAGTCATATCTATCAGCTGATTTCTCAGTGTTCTAATCTTCATTTCCGTATTTTTCTCCTTTCAGCCAATATTCGTGTTGTATTAACAAGATTCTCCGTATTCCGTTCATATTCTATCATTTCTTTCCGGACAGCTTTAATCAACGCAAGTAGTACTTTTTTAATTTCAGCAGTCCCTATGCGTGTACAATACTCTTTCGCATTCTGATCTATAGCCTTGATCTTTATATATTCCGATTGTCTTATCATTGACTTGATGATTCTCTTCTTCATCTGTTCTGGCGGTTTCTTCCCATACATTTTTTTATATTTCTTTTTCAGTATCCTTAGCTTCATCTTTTACACCTTTTCTCTGTTAAGCCCCAGTTCTTCATAAATGTTATAATTGGCCAGATCTTCAAACTCTACTTCAATATCCATATCTCTTTTTGCATATTCATAAGCTTTCGCCACTCCTATGCGATTCACATACTCCATTGCTGATTTCCAATTATCCAGGAATTTTTTATTTGCTTTCGTGAATCCCCATGAAAACTTTATCGCGTAAATAGAGATGATTATATTTGTGATCGTTATATAGTCTTCTGCCCGTTCCAGTTTCTCCTGAGCTTCACGGATGCAGGCGTCCGTTGCCTGCTCCGTTATTTCATCCTCTCTCGCTTTCAGATAATTCTGCAGAATCATTGACTGCTGCCCTGTCAGTCCTGCAACCTGGCCAAGCTGCATCTTAAAGTTCAATTGGAGTCTGCATTTTTCCTGTTCTCTGGCCTTACGTCTCATTTCTGCCCTGTTCATTTGCTTTCCCTCTGTACTTCCTTTAAGAATTCAACCAATTCGCTTTCACTATTTGGGAATTTATTGTATCTTCCATGCTGTGTCCATTTAGGTATTCCTGATTTTCTTTCCGGTTCAGGTCCTCCGATCAAATGCATGTAATATGATTCTGTATTATCTGATACCCACTGGCTATGAACAGTATCCCGATCATATTCTTCTGCAATAAGTCTTGCGCCATTTGCAAAATCATATTTGTAGTACCTGACGCCAATATGTTCATCTGTATACCAAAGTCCCCAAGCTTTATAATTTCTCAGCCATTCTTTCCTCTGATCATTATTTCTCATCACCGGAAGTGGCAACTGCTCCATGACGTTCTTTCCGTCATCTTTATTTTCATCGTCCAGACAATCTCTCACCAGATTCTTGATTATTCTGAGTCCACCGGCAATGAGCTGATATTTCAATATCGTTCTTCCCGGAATTCCCTGATCAGCCACTGAAAGATAGTTTTTCAACTCTTCTTCGGCATCTTGCAGAATATCATCCATTGCAATCATTGATGGAACCGGAATATCTTTAAGCTCCGGTGGCCAAGCTTCCGGTATCAGTTCTATTATCTGCTGCTTTTCGTCCACTATTTTCTTGTTTTCCGCTGCGTTTTCGCAGCGTTCGCAGTTGTCCGAATCGGACATATCTGATTCTTCAATAACAGAATCTTCCGGTACTATCCGTTTTTGATATTCTGCTGCCATGCGTTCTCTTGATACGTAGCAGACTTTTTCGCCCTGTTCATCGTAAAATACGAAATCATCTTCCTTTGGTCTTTGCACTGCAGCGAATTCCGTTCCCATTACTCTGAAACGCCTTGTATTACCTGGTCCCATGCCTTTATATGCATTTTCCAGGAATACATTTATCATCCTTGCTATGTCTGGCAGAAATACTTCATTTGCATCATAGTATGGACATTCTTTTTGTGGTTCTGGCATAGGTGCAAGCTTCACCGCTTTTTGTTTCTTTCCATACTTCTCTATCAGCGTTTCAGCCAACTGCTGCCATGTAATCAACTTTTCATCCCCACTACCAGGATTAAACAGGATTCCATTTGATTTTCCCTGATAATTCAAATATCCATTTCTGATCCGCACATCATTGTATATAATGCTGAGCATATAAATGGACATGTTCTTATCCCGCCTTTGGATTCGTTCTGTTGTTGATTTCTTTAAGCTTTCAAAGAATCGTTCGATCTGAATGTCAACATCAATTACCGTTCCATCTTCCGGAGGTCTTCTTCGTCCAATTACTTCATCAAGTGTCAGCTGTCCAGGAATCTGACGTCCTACTTCCTGTTTTTCTTTCAAAGCTTTAACCTCTGGGAGCGTAATTGTTTCATTCTTTTTGTACAACCCCAGAGCCTCATCCTGGTGTTTCTCATCCAGATCTGTCAGTTCCCTTGCCACAGATATATTGATGTTTCCATTTTGAAACTCTTGCATGAACTCCTGACTTAATTTTTTCTGGATTGCATGATATCTTTCTAACTGTGTCCCTGATGTTCCGAGAGTTGCCTGTACCATGCTTCTGGTTGTCCCCTGCAGGTCAACCAGATCACGAAGCTCCTTAATTACCTCTTCTGTGATAAGCGCCTCCTGCATTTTCTCCCAATCACTTTTTTCACGGAACCGGTTCGCCTGGATGATTCCCAGCTTATTGATCAGCTGTTCCACTTTTCCATCTTTATCTTCTGGGAACTTTTCTGTATTCAGATTCACTTTTGTATATTTACAGTTAATCTTCCGAAACTCTTCATGTCCCTCTTCCACAAGCATCCTGCAGCACATTGTCCTACAGTGCCCTGATATGATCCTGTCTTTACCATCCACGTCCTCAATCAGAACGTCCTGCATAACCCCAAATAGAAGAATTGAGTTCTTCAATCCCTGCAGTTTCTCCGGATCTGTGGAATAGAAATTCTCTTTCGATGGCTCCAGTTCAAACACATCCCGATACACTGTATCACTGATATTCTCAGTCTCCGTGGGCTTTTTACGATTATTTACCATGTCGGCCAGATTGAATGCCATCAGGCTTCCCTCCCTTCCGTCCATTTATCCATCATAACTCCTGCTGCCACCAGATACTCTTTCACCAGGCATTCATAATCTTTTGCGGCTAAAGAACGCGCGGAATACAAAGGGATAGGTTTTCTTGCATAAGTACTCTCTGATACTTTTCTGGAATATCTTATCTTCGTCTTAAGCATTGGATACCCTGCTGCCTCTATCATTTCTGTTCCCTGTGCCTGTGCAAGGTTGTTTTTGTCATATTTTGTGATAAATACCCAGTAATTTTTCAATTCTGGGTTCAGTTCCTCTTTTGTATAACCAATCTGATTCACCAGTTCCGGAAGTCCTTCCGTTGTGTTATCATCAATTTCTACCGGAATCAAAACATCATCACAGGCTGTCAGAGCATTGATCGTTGATACGTTGATATCCGGTGCATTGTCAATTATGCAGAAATCATACTGATCAGCCACACATGCCAATGCATTTTTTATCCTATACTGCTGCGGTCGTGTCTGATCGAACATTACTTTCTGGTTAGCCATCAAAAGACGCATATTTGCCGGCAATACATCCATGTTATGGAATTCCGTATGTCTGATCAGTTTTTTCATCCAGTCTTCCGGGTGCCTTGCAGTCATGATCCGATCTATTCCTTCTCCATCCTGTGTTCTGCAGTTCAATCCTCTTGATGCATCTCCCTGCTTATCGTTATCCACAATAAGCACTTTATTTCCCTGGCTTGCCAGAATATAGGCAACACTATTGGTGGTAACGGTCTTGGCCACGCCACCCTTTAAATTAATCACTGCGATTGTTCTCATACTCTTCCTCTTTTCTTTTTATTTTTTCTTATGTGCCCTATTTCTCAATTTTCTGTCTGCTCTTTCCATCCAATCAGGCTTCCCACCTTCCGGTTCATTATCGAAATAGATTTCTCCATCATCATCTCTGTAATAGTGAAAGTGTATTCCTGATTTTGTTACTGTTCCAAGATACGTCATTGTCCTTGGATCCTGTTCTGTGCGCAGACTCCATCCTTTCCCCCACAGTTCTTCAGTTTCCACGTTTTATCATCTCCTCCTGGAGCCACTGTGAATATGAATGTGTACCGACTGACGAAGAAACCACCAACTTAAGCTGGTTGATAGGTCCATAAACCATTCTCCACTCGTCCGCATTCTTGATATCGTTTCCCTTTGTATCTTTGAAGCCACCTGCTGCCAGATCTGATATTTTCAGAACTCTGGATGCCACAAAGGTATCTTTCGTGTGTACACAGATCTCGCTGGAAGAATGAAATCTTGACAGTGCTTCCGCAAGCGCCTGCAGGTTGCACTGATGATATGTGCTTACCACACATCCAAATCCTTCCCTGGTCACGATCTGTCCATGATACATGATTTCAATCACGTATCCATATTTTCTCTGTATACATGCCTGGCACTGTTTATCCGTCTCCAGGTAAATGTTCACCTTCATGGTTCTAATCCTCTTCTCTTTAAATTCGTCTATTCAACTTGATCATGGTGTACCTGCGGTATTTATATCCGGTTACTGGGTTAATGCCTTCAAAGAATTCTGCTATGTAATAACCTTTTTTCATTTTTATGTCTTTTTGCCAGCGCACCAGTTTCTTTTTCTTAGGATCTGGAAGCGGCATATTTCTTGAATGACTGTAACTTGCTTCTTTGATTTTTGGTTTTGCAAGGGTTCCATCCTGTTTTACTTCTCTGGTTTTTTCATCCTTAGTGAGGTATGCGGCCAGCCTTCCAAAATCTTCCTCTGGGCATTTGCTCTTTTTTATTCTCGTTATGTAAACTCCACCATGCGGCCATGCCCTTTCAATTAAGCTGGCTGTAGTTCCAATATCATTTATAATAAAATGAATGTGCCAGGCTCCTTTTGTTCCTCTTTCGATATTGCGGATCCAGTAAAGTTTCTTTCCCGCCTTCTCATATATTTTTTTTATTTTCCCCATTGCATCTCGGAAATGTTTTTGAGCTGTTTGTATATCTGGAGGACGGTTTTCTGGTTTATATGTGTATGTGGCCCATATATCACCAGGAGAAAAATATTCCATTGCCAGAAGTCTTGCCTTTTTAATTTTGTTCCAATGATTTATCCTGTATATATCTTCTGGCGTTAGTTTTCTCTTTGGCTGTCTTTTCTTTCCGGGTGCTCCATACTTTCCATCATGGTTCTCTTCCACATACAATATATCCTCATCCCGTAAATGCCAGGTTTTTCGCAGTGTTCCCATACCATTAGGCTCCTAACTTTAATATCTTTATCGAGTACTAAACAGGGGAATTTCACCCCTGATTTTTCTTACATTCTTGACTTTTTAATGGCCCAATGATATTATGTAATTGGTTGATTACATATGGACCTGAGTCGATGCACCCCTTGCATCGACTCTTTTCTTTAGTTTACATAACTTTCTTTTTTCTGATCTGCTCCAGCTCTTTTTCAACATCTTTTCCGCTATATTCCTCCAGAAGCTTTCCAGAAATGTTATATGTCCACTTGGTGGACATCTTAACTGCTATCCCAATCGGCAGTTTGTTCTGCTGCATTGCCACACGTATAAACTGTGGAGATGTGTTGAGAATTGCAGCAGCTTCAACTGGCAATATTTTCCCTGTATTCATTTTTCCTCCTTTCCTTTTACGCACGCTCAAACACCTGCATTCTTTTGTTGACTTACTCTAAGTTTCATTCAGTGTCTTCCCCCTGTTCTTTGGAGCAGGGGTAATTTCTATCATGCCAAGTGCTTCCAGACTTTTATAGCTGGCTACAATTTGCATCTGAGCTATTCGCATATTTCCCAAGATCTTATCCATTTCAAATCCATCTACCTCAAATTTCTTTTCAATACTCCCATCTGCTGAATATTTGAATTTAATTTCTGTCAGAGTACTAAGCTGTCCTGCAAGATCTATTATTTTATTTTTCTTTTCTTCAATGTTCTCTAACGTTTTCTCTATTTCTCTGACATCTTTGCTTTCTCCTGCATTGATTCTAAATCCAAATAATTTCATTTCTTTCTCACCTCGCTTTCTGTTACTTCTCCAATTACATTGACTTTTTATTTCTTTTCTCCTATTCTTTAGGTACAGGGCACTGCCATGCCTGAGTATTATGAAAGGAGTTCTTTATATGACAATTCACGAAGTCATTGATCTGTTCAGTCACGAAATGATCAACGAAATCTATCGCTCCTCTGCTGACGAACTTTCCAAGGATGAACTTGTCAATGCAGTACATGAAGTTGCTTCTACTGTCCTGAAAACTTATGAAGCGCAAACCAAGAGATAAGCAGCATGGCAGTTATTCTTATTGCAGTAAGGGTAACTGCCATTTTGGTTATTGCTTCTTTTTCTTCTCTGACAAGCTTTTGCGTCTGCTTCCAGATTCTGTCATCGTGATATCTTACAAATCCTTCAAGCGCAAATCTCCTGTCTCGGTCACTTTCCATCTTTTCACCTCGCTTCTGTTATCCTGCTTTCTGGGTTTCTACTTCCATTGCATCTCTGGCTCTCAAGAGTTCTGAGTTATTCTCCATCAACTTAAGGCTTACAATATCCATCTGTTTCAGATTCTGTACGATTGCTGTGATACGCTCTTTCTTTTCTTTGGTCATATTTTTCACCTACCCTTCTGTCGATATATCTCGACTTCTTTCCTTTGTTTTATATTGACTTTTCTTGTAACTTTTCCTATTCTAGTCTTACAGGGCACTGCCATGCCCAAGTATATAGAAAGGAGAAGTATATGAAGAAATTTACATATCCATTGTCGGATAATGATATCCAGACTTTAATGGATGCTTTAGCCGTTATGGTTAACGTTATTCCAGATTCTGACTTGTTTCCTCCCGAAACAATTGACTTAGCTTTGTTCTACAGCGAACAAATAGTTGAAACATTTTCATCCCACAATACCAATATATCCAGAAATATGCTGCAAACGCTTTATATGGCACTTACAGTTGCTGATGGAATTATTTCTGGTGATATTCCTGCTGATGAAGAATCTAAAAAAATCTGTCAGAATTCTGTATTTGGTATACTCAAGTTGCTTCCTGTTTTTGATGAGTATTTTGGCGCTTAGTATCTTTTTTATATGTCAGCAAAATCATTACATCTTTCGCACGAAAATACATTATTTGAGATTTTCGTGCGATTTTTTTATCTTTCATTCTTCTTACCTCGCTTTCTGTTTCGTTTGAATACAGTATAGTTCTTTTTGAATACTTTGTCAATGTTATTTTGTTTCGTTTGAAAACTTTTTTATTGACATTTTAATTTTACAGTGCTATCCTTTGATTAAGTAATACGAATTGGAGGTGAAAATAAGTGACACAAGGGAAACGAGTCAAAATGGTTCGCGATAAAGCGCAGTTGACTATGGAGCAGTTCGGAAATCGTATTGGTGGTGTTTCTAAATCTACTATATCTAACATAGAAAACGATAACCGAAACCTCACTGAACATATGCTTAAGTCTATTTGCCGCGAGTTTGATGTGAACGAGAAGTGGCTCAAAACCGGTGAAGGGGATATGCCCCGAAAGCTTTCTGAGGAAGAAGAGGTTGCCTCGCTGGTCAGCAATCTACTGGAAGACGGGCGAGATAATCCATTTTTCGGAATTATCCTTGAGATTGTACAGACGTATAATGAACTTTCTCCGGCCAGCCAGAAGGTGCTCCAGGAAGCCAGTAAGAAGTTAGTGGAAAATTTAAGCAAAAAGAAAGAGGGCTAACGCCCCCTCTTCTCTCCGAGATGTTTACGGTCTAAGTGTTTTCGGATGATCACACACAATTGTTTTAAGAATATTTCGTCTGATTCATCCATCTTGGCCAGCATTTCATTGATATACTGCTTTGTTTCTTCCACTTTCCTCATATGTATAGCCCCTCCGTTCTCGTTTGTTCGAACGTTTGTTTGTTTTTAATATACACCATTTATATTTGAAGTGCAATATATTTCACAAACATTTGTTCGTACAGCATTATCTTTTATACTTATTATACGATAAACAGAGGGATTAATTTTGCTTGAAAACACAATCGTCCAGTGTACTGGACACTTATTTGTACGGTGAATCAAACAGATCTACCATCCCGACTTTCAGAGCCTTGGCAATCCTTTCTAAGTTGTCCAGGGTTGGTGAATACTTCTCGATCATAATATTGTTGATCGTGGATTTCGGGATCCCGGTCATGTTCGACAGCTGCCGTACAGATACATTTTTTTCATACATGATTTGTGTTAGTAATATCTTCATACTACTATTATCTACAAAAAGACATTGTTTATTCTGCAAGCAATGTAGAAATCGGGAGGGTTTATGAACAAGAAAATGTTAATGACTTCTGGATACAACTTTGAAGGATATACTGAAACTGTAAGCCTTTATTTTACAGCATTATTATAGCTTTTGTTAGTTACTCATATGTTACATATCTCTTCGTATGTTACCTCACTCTGTTTTCGCTATATTAAAATAAGAAGAAAAGCCCTTGCTTTTCTGCGGGCAGCTGCAGGAAAGCAAGGGCTTTTCTCATATCTAAGGGATATATTTAATGTACCAGATTCTTTCTCATCTGTCGAGTTTTATCGTGCGAGATAATGCGACAGATTTCGACATCACAGGTTCTTCACCAGGACTGTGAATCCTGCTGCCTTCAGCTTCTTCACCACTTTGTTGGCAGCCTTCTTTGTTCTGTAGGTGCCAACCTGGACACGGTATGGGACAGAACCGGATACTTTGCGGATACTTGCTGAAAATCCTTTTTTCTTAAGCATTTTCACCATTACATCTGCATTTTCTTTTGTTCCGTAGGCTCCAGCCTGGATGTAATACTTGACGCTACTTTTCTTCTGCAAAAGATTTTTAATCTGATTTTGTGTCTTTTCTCCGGCAAGGGCATCCTCAGTCAGGCCGTTATCCTTCTGGAATGCCTTAACTGCTTTTTCGGTAGCGTTACCGAAGATTCCATCTGCACCTGCTGCTCCGCAGTTATATCCCAGTTTTATAAGATTCTGCTGAAGCTGTTTAACTTCGTCTCCAGAATCTCCCTTTCGAAGATAATTTCGTTTTTCTGGTATACCCATATAATATGCGGTCTTTTCTACAAAAGATGTCCACAGTCCTTCATCCAGGATCCTGCGCGGGCAATGTTTACGTGATGCATCATAGTGACGTTTCAACCGATCCGTTCCCCAACCATACTGTTTCAGCAGAAAAGCAGCCAGTTGTTCTGCCTTGTCTACAGCCACGTAATAATCCGTCTCCGGATTTACACAGATTTCAATATTGATGCTGTTTCGATTTGTGATTCCATACTTGCCTTTTCCATCTCCTACCGCCCAGGCTCCGTCTGAATGCTCCAGGGTCTGGTAAATACTTTTAGAATCCACATAGTAATGCACAGTGGCATCCAGGTTTCCATTACTCATGGCTCTTGCGTGAGCGTTTGCATCCGCATCTTTTCCCCAGTTATCTGTCTCATGGATTACCACGTAAGCCGGTTTGTTCTGACCTACATAGCATTTCTTTTTGGTGATCATTTTAATAATATCCATAGTCTTCCTCCACAAAAATGAGGGCGATCACTCGCCCTCGTCAAAATCTTCTCCATCTTTATTGATTGCCTTGTCTGCCACTTCCAGTCCCTTGATTAAAATCTTCGGAACGTTCACTCCCATCTCCACCAGATTCTCACAAATAGATCTGATCTCATTTACTAACAGGGATGCCAGGACAAAGAAGCCAAGTAATGTGGTAATTCCCAAATCAACGCCAAGCGTCTTTCCAATCTCCACAAACACTGCAGATGCCCCAAAGGCTACCGCAATCATGATCCAGTAAGCCAGTTTTTTCAGGACCCCTTTCCATCCGGCTTTGGAATTTTCCTTGTGTGTCAGTCTGGCTTTCATCCAGCCTGTGATCCAGTCGGCAACATTAAATGCCAGGAACAATGCAAACAGGATCCAGTGCTCTCCAAAGATATAGCTCAATACAGCAACAGCTGCGCCAACAATGGCATTATACGTATCAATCACCTTCATAATTATGTGTTCTCCTTCTTATTATATTATTTTATGGTATAAAAATAAGACCGGTTACGGTCTCGCTCTAATCTCCATTTTATATTCCTCCATTTAGTTTTCTTTGAAATTTTGCATTTTCTCCATTTTATCCACTCTGAGATTAAGTTCTTGCATTGCTTTTACAACATACGCAATCATCTGTAAATTATTGACAGATTTATAATATGGGTGTCCGTCAAGTACTCCGCCACCATCGACAAGATTAGGATCAAGCTGTTCAAGCTCATCTGCTATAAAGCCAATCTTGTATTTCTTATGGGAATCTTTTCGCTCGAATGAACGAATTTTCATTGATTCTATTACTTTTGTGGCGTCTTCTACTTCGGTGTCTTTTATGTCACCTTTTAGTCGAATATCAGAAAGAGCTGTACTACATACCCTTCCGAGACTAAACCATTTCCACGATCCATCAAGTCTGGTTTGAATCCAAATTGATCCGGCGTACGAATCTCCGTGATAAATAAAAGCTCTGTTTCCGGCTACTTTCTCGCCGAGATATATTCCTACCGCAGTATTCGAACCAGAACCGCCCACATTATACCCAACGTAAATGTTTCCAAAATTTCCGTCAACTGCCAGTGGGATTATTCCATTGTTAGCGTTATAAAAGCTGAAGAAATTTTCATCACCTGTACCTGTTGCAGTGCCAAAGCGCCAGTCTACTGATCCTCTATTGGACTGATACTCGTAGGTTGTATTTATTATGTTATTACTCTGAATATAACCGCCAATGGACATATTGCCAGTGGTGGTTATACCTTTCCCGTTATATGCCCGAATCCAATCGGAATCAGCCATATACCAGCCACCACCATAATCCTCGCTATACCATCCTGTATTACCACGCGATCTAAACCAATTAGATGCATATATGGTATCGGTATTTATATCTGCAGTCGCAGTTATTGTTTTTCCCTGTACTTTGCCAGGAGTGGTAATATCTCCACTGTATAAACTCAGACTACCATACATCGTGATTGTTTTATCGAAAAACTCGAACCCGGCACCACTTTGTATAGATGTTCCGGTTCCCATTTTTCCAAGTTTTATGGATGTTCCGTCAAAGTATAATATTTTCTGGCTGCTATTACCATTGTAAATAGAATAGGATTCATTTGCTGTCATTGCGTTTGCCACAATATCAGATCCGGATATTTTTCCACCTTTCAGCGTAGCTCCTGTAATTGAACCGGATGCTGTAATGTCCTGCGCAAAGATTTCATCTATATCCATCCTGCCGCCGGATATAATTGTTTTTTTACCATCTTTGTTCTTAATCACAAGACTTTCGGTAATCAATTCCGTAACGCGATCAGTCAGAATAAAATTTGTACTGGATTCACCTGACTCAACAAGCCAGGTGAATTTTTCCGCGGTTTGACTGGCTGTGGTTTTTATATTGTTCACCTTTTCATCATTTGTGTCCATATAGGATTCAACTGTACTTTGGAACCGCCCGGCAGTTTGAATGTATTCAGATGTATTTGTCTTGAATTTTTTATACTCTTCCTGAGCCTTATCATAATCTGTTTTAAACTCTGAAAACTTAGAGCTTACACCGCTGGCCGTCTGCTCTACTTCTCCCAGTTTGGAATACATCGTAACGCGACCAGACTGCAGTTCTGTAATTTCGTCCTCGGATATTATAGCGGATATCTTTCCCTGCACTATGGAGAAATTTGTTTCATTTGCCTGAAACCTTTTTAGGATGGCATTCTTGGTAAATATGGATACTTCTTTTTCAAAGCGCACACTGCCTCCCTCCTTTTCTTTTTTGGAAAAATTCATAATAAAAGACACCGCTTCGGGGCGTTCCAATAAAACAGTATAATAATATTTTCGGGAAGGCGGCGTGAGA